ACCCAACAACATTTACAGTTGCTACATTCAATGTTACTGAAGTTGCAGTAACAGCGGTCACGGTAGCACCTGCAGGAATCCCTGCTCCAAATACAAAATTTCCAATTTGCACCCCGGTAGTATTGCTAAAGGTCAAAGGATCGTTAACTGTAGATTGTGCAGAACTTGTGGCAAGTTGTGTGCCTGAGGCAGCTGGTCCCAAATACTTGTTGAGCAACACCCCAGTCCCGCCAATGGTAAACATCTCGCTGATTCTACGATCAAAAAACTTGTAATCATTGGTATGTAAACCGTCTTTCCAAAGACTCAAACGTGCCATAACTGTTCCTATATTGTAGTATTTATGGATTTGACCCTGAATGATTTTGATAGTATAATTACAGTTATGCATCACTCACCGGAACTTTTTGCTAGGTTAGACGCAGCTCAGCGTGTTGTTTTTAAACTACATGACAATAACCTTGTTAAAATGTGGGCCAATTGTGCACGATTATGGAATGAATTGGATATTGAGTTTGTGCAATGCAGACGTCGCCAAAGATTAACTGCAAAGTACGCAGAAATTGCTGAAAAATTAGACACCGCCCTTGTTGTTTTAGAACAACACCTGACATTTGGTACTTTGCTCAAAATGTAGTATAATACACTATAAACACAAAAAAGCCCATTATGAAAACAGTAGTAAATTGCCGTGCTCGAGGTAAACGAGCTTTTGTAGAGCAAGCGGCTGGGTTCTTTCAAAGAGAACTTAATATTGTACAGAGTACATGGGAATTGGAAATTGTGTTCAAACCCAAATTACGCAAAACAGATGACATGCGTGGATGTATTGTCAAAGCTGACATGATTCGTCCCAAATATGTCATGATGTTTTTGGACAGTTCACTAAAATTTGAAGATTTGATTTACACTCTGGCACACGAAATGGTGCATGTAAAACAGATGGTCAAAGGGCAGTATCGTTTGGAAGAAACCCGACGTGGGCTAAAACATTTTTGGATGGGTCGCCAGGTAAAGAAAGATTACTATGAGCAACCCTGGGAATTGGAAGCATGGAGTAGAGAACGGTTGTTGGCTGTTAAACTTTATGCTATACTTGAAAAACTTTCGTAAGGAGCACACATGGCAATAGTAGCAGGTATTAAAATCAAAACCAAAGTAGCAAAGCCACGTGGCGGCAATTTTGCCGATGAGAAATACACTGGCAGTGAGCCAGTGTGGGATACTGAACGTGCTGAGAAGTTTGACAATGAAACATTTGATCACTTTCTGCGCAAGAGTTTTTATTACTACAACTATTACTACAGTCAAAAGGACTGCAAGAAATATGTGGTAGAATGGATGCAGGCACAGCCCACCACATTCTCCAAATCAGAATTGAGTGCATTTATTCGCAGTCCGGATCGCTCTTTGAGTATGACAGCCTGTAGCCTGATAATGGCACATCGTGCAGGCATGCCGTTCCGTGGTCGCCACATTGAGTTCATTACAGATGCCATTAGAAAATCTATCGAGTTAGCAGACCTAGAAGCGGTTGAGACTGCAGAAGGCGAGAAGCCCAAAGCATACGTGCCCACTATCCAGGATCGCCTTAACGAGAAAACTGCCGAAACCATTGGCGAACTTGAAGGGCATTACGATGACTTTGTGACTGCTGCAAAAGCATTCAAAGCCTATGACTTTTTGGTTGCCAACAATGTGCCACAAAGCCAGTTGACCAAGTATGTGGATGTGTATACTGCAAGGTTAGCTGAGCTGACACAAGCCAGTGGTAAAAAAGATGAGCAACTCTCAGAAGGATACCGTCACTACAAGGCTGCAGACTTCAAACGTATCAGTGCATTCATTGAAAAACTGCTGGAAGACATCGAGCAGTACAGAGGCGTTAAGAAGAGCCTGAAGAAAGTGCGTGCTCCACGTGCAGTCAGCAAAGAAAAAGTTGTAGCCAAACTCAAGTACGCCAAAGAAGATAAAACACTCAAGATCATCAGTATTAATCCTGTTGATGTGTTGGGTGCAAAGGAATTGTGGGTTTACAACACCAAGACTCGTAAAATTGGGCAGTATGTCGCTGATAGCTTAACGGGACCATTGGGAGTTAAAGGGACATCAATCACTGGTTACGATACTGTTAAAAGTGTGTGCAAAACCATTAGAAAACCTGAAGAAAAACTCAAAGAGTTTGCTCGTGCCAGTAAAGTAGAATTGCGCAAGTTTATGTCGGGTATCAAAGCCACAGAAACTGCCTTAAACGGACGTATCAATCAAGACATGGTTCTACTTAAAGTTCAGTAACCACTGACTCCTGTATATAGTTTATAAATACTATATACAGGATTTTTCATGGACATTACACAATCAAACGTTGCAATAGAATCAGGCTATGATGTAAATAATAATCTCATAGTTGATTCGTTATTTAATGCAAACACTGGTACTCAGTCTGGTGCACACATAGCCTTTGACGGCTCAAACACAGTAACTTTCCCAGGCGTCCAAGATCCAAATTGGGACTATGGCAATACCACAGATTCAATGCGAGCCAGTATCATTGACTATATTCGCATGCGCTTGGGCGATGGATTAGTTGATGTGGAACTAGAAAAAGAGCACTACGAAATGGGTATTAACCAAGCCCTGATCAAATATCGTCAACGTGCACAAAATTCAACAGAAGAAAGTTATGCATTTTTGCAACTGCAACCTGAAACGCAAGAATACATACTGCCCAAAGAAATTATCAATGTGCGTGCTATTTTTAGACGCGGTATTGGTTCAACATCGGGAACCACTGCCAGTCAGTTTGAACCTTTTGCTTCAGGTTATCTGAACACTTACATGTTGGTGGCCGGGCGTGTTGGTGGCTTGACTAACTATGAATTATTTGTAGATTATCAAAAGTTAGCCATGACCATGTTTGGTGGCTACATTAATTACACGTTTAATCCAGTCACTAAGAAACTAACATTGGTTCGTAAAATCCCCTGGCAAGGTGCAAACCCTCCTGCAGACCAACTTGAGTCAGTATTGCTTTGGATCAACAACGTCAAACCTGACCAAATGATATTTAATGATCCCTACGCTTTTCCCTGGATACAAGAGTGGGCCTATAGTTTCTGCAAACGTATTCTAGCACAAGCCTATGAAAAGTTCAGTACTATTTCTGGACCACAAGGCGGTACCACACTTAACGGATCTGCACTGAAAGCAGAAGCACAGGCTGAGATGGAAAAATTAGAGGAAGAGCTCAAAACTTACGTCGATGGCAGCCAGCCTTTGACATGGGTAACAGGCTAAATATAGTATATGAAAATTAACGAAATTATTACAGAAGCCAAAAAAGACAAAGACAACGATGGTATCCCTGACAGTCATCAGTCGGCCACTCCGGGTCTAAGAAGTCATCACAAGCTGGATAACTCAAGCCCTTATGCACCCTGGCGTTTTGCAGCCATGTTCTTAGGCGGAGCAGGAGCACCAGATGGCAAATACGAACACGAGCCCGCCAAAGAAGGCCCTGCCGGGCAATCATTATTGGCTGCTGCCTATACAGATGGTGATCGACGCATTCTAGATCAAGCTGCCAAAGCATTTGGTCCCGAAGCATCTCACATCCAACTTACACCAGATGGATCAAGTGAAACTGATTCTGTAAACAAAATCAGTACTACACGTCGAGTCGGCCCAATTAAATTGAATAAAAAATAATTTGACCTTATATTACAAATAAATTAAAATGCTCTGTAATAGGAGCATTTTTTATGATCATAGGAATCTGCGGTTTGATTGGTAGCGGCAAAGATACAGCCGCAGACTATTTGGTTAATTTTCACGAATTTAGGCGAGAATCATTTGCTAGTACACTTAAAGATGCAGTCTCGGCAGTGTTTGGGTGGGATCGTACCATGCTTGAAGGCCGCACTAAATCAGCACGTGAGTGGCGTGAACAAGTGGATCCTTGGTGGGCAGACCGCTTAAACATGCCTAACTTAACTCCACGTTGGGTCCTGCAATATTGGGGCACTGAAGTTATACGTGATGGATTCCACGACGATATGTGGATTGCCAGTTTAGAAAATAAACTGCGTAATAGCCAAGATAGTATAGTAATCAGTGACTGCAGGTTTCCCAATGAAATCAAAAGTATCCAATCACAAGGCGGAAGAATTGTGTGGGTACAACGTGGTATTACTCCGCACTGGTATGATATTGCTGCTAAGGCCAACTCAGGCGATAGCAAAGCCGCTAAGTGGCTAAAAGACAATGGTATTCACCCCAGCGAAACAAGTTGGGCTGGTACTCGTTTTGATGTTGTTATTGACAACAATGGCACCATTGAAGAACTTTATGCTGCAGTTAAAAATCTGGTACAATCGCAGCCGGTTTCCATGGTAAGCGGCTCTTATAGATCTCTTGCTGACAATTCAAGCACACAGTCTTGAGATTGAAATGATTGTTGTTTTTTAAATTGCCGTCAACATGGAACACTACACTCTGTTCCATAAATTTGAATTTAAACCCACACTTCTCACATGTGGGTTTTTTCTTGTAACCTGACCGTTGCCAAGCTGGTGGTTCGGGTTTCAGTTTCCTGCCTTTTCTAATACAAGCATTACAACTATTGCGATAATGAATAGCCCCGTCACGTACATAATTAACGGCCACTGGATTGGTATGACATAATGGACATAATTCTCTTGTAAGCATGTAGTATTTACATTAAACCTTTCCAAAGGCTCCTGTAACTACCCAAAAATATACCTTTATTATAAATAACTATAACATGTATTTTAAAGGAATATCACCATGGCACTAGTTTCTCCAGGAATTCAAATTTCCATTAACGATCAAAGTCAATATGTCAACAGCAATGTTGGCTCAATTCCATTGGTTGTTTTGGCCACTGCACAAGATAAAACCTATAACGGTGCAGCCGCTACTGGTACAAGTAAAGCAAATGCTGGCAAATTACAAACTTTTACTAGCCAGCGCGACTTGATCACTGCGCTAGGAACACCGACATTCCAACTCAATGCATCTGGTACACCAATCAATGCCAGCGAGTTAAACGAATATGGACTATTGACAGCCTACAGCGCATTGGGCTTGACAAACCAATTGTATGCAATTCGTGCTGATATTGACCTTGGTCAATTGGTTGGTACTAGTGTACGTCCAGTTGGACCTGTGGCTGATGGTACATATTGGTTAAATTTGGCCAGTACTGAATTTGGAATTTATGCATTGAACTCTGCAACCAATTCTTTCAATAGTATTGATTCAAATTTGATAATAATCAACAACGAAGCACAAGTTAGTGGCAGTAACCCAGCACAACCTTTGAGTTCTGTTGGTCAACAAGGTCAATACGCATTGGTATTTGTTGATGCAACTGATACAACTCCTACTGGAATTGCATTATGGTACAAGGCCACTGCAGTATCAACTCAAGGTGGAGTTAACGGTAACTCTAATAGAAATACTAACACATGGCTCCAAGTTGGAAGCACTGCTTGGCAAAATGCAGTTCCTGCATTGCAAGGCACAGTGGCAAATCCAGTATTGACTGCCAGTAGTACATTGACTATCAACACAGTGACAGTGACCATGGGCGGTAGCGAAACCACAGTGTCACAATTGGCAGCTGATATTAATGCATTAAACATCAATGGTGTAACTGCTATTGTAACTACAGGTGGGTTGTTAACATTGTTTGCTACCAGTGCTGCTACCAGTAACGGTAGCACTGCCGATGGTAAATTGATCATCACCGACGGAACAAACAGTCCTTTGTACAAATGTGGATTGGTAACTGCTAGCACAAGCGGCACTGCAACTGCATACTGCCCTTACTTGTTCTATGGTAACTATGCACAATATCCTGCTGGTGGCTGGTTCACCACTGATCCAACTCCACGCCCAACTGGTAGTATTTGGTGGAAAACAACCAGTACCGGTGGAGGGTGGAATCCTGTATTTTCACAATACAGCGCCGCGCAGAAAAAATTTAATCAACTGTCTGTACCATTGTTTGCCAGCTATGCCACAGCAATTTATGGATTGGATCCAACAGGCGGTGGCATAAATATTGAGCACGGTCAGGTTATTGCTACTTTCCCAACAACTTCCACATATGCCAATGAACTTAGATTTTTTG